AAATATGTAGAAGGTTCCAAACCAGGAATGATCTACGCATCCTCTCTTGGTCAACTGATTGATGGTGAAAGCAAAGGTATCGACATTGTCGTTGCTCATGCTCAAACTAGATATCCTGAGTGGCAAGAAAGAGGTGACAGTGCATCAGCACCAGTTGGAACGCATATGCAAATACCTGCAGATGCAGTAGAAGAAAGAAATGGTCGATACAGATTGCCCAATGGTAATTATGTAGAAAAGACTGCATACTTCTATGTTATTGTTGTGTCAGGCGATGAGTCTAGACCAGCTGTAATTCCAATGCGTTCGTCGAATTTATCACCGGCGAGGGAACTTAATAATCTGATCACTAATTTAAGAATGACAGATTCAAAAGGTACATTCCAACCTGCAGCATACGCAGCGATGTTCAACTTAAAAACAGTTGGCAAAACTGCAGGCAGTAAAAGTTGGCATGTGTATAAGCCATCTAAAGTTAGGATGTTAGATATGTCTAAAGCTGAAGATGCAACTTTATACATTGCAGCACAAGAGCTACAGAAAACTGTAGCAAAAGGTTCTGCTAAACCAAAATATGAAAAGGCAGAAAAAACTGCTGACATAGTCTAATTCCCTATGGGAATAGTTGCAACAAAGGGCGCTGAAGCGAGAGTGGAGGCGCCCTTAATTATTATATGAAAGATTTTATAGAACACTTTACAGGATTAAAAAGAAATTACGGATACTGTAATATTGATAAAGGCTACAAGGATCCGGCATCAGGAAAAATAAAATTTAATCCTGGTGATTATGGTTGGTCCTCAAAAGAAATTACTGACGATGATTATAGACTTCACTTACATGGAAAAAAATCTATTGGTATTCAACCTTGTGATGATAATGGTTTTGCAAGATTTGGTGCAATAGATATTGATCCTCCTGTATATGGACAATTAAATTTAAAAAATTATTTAGATGTTATAC